GTTTCGTACAACATTCAAGAGGTAGCTATTGATGGTGCTGGAGAATATAATTCAACGACTTATGGTCGGCAGTTTATTAAACTTGCAAAGATAGTAGGTAGTGGTGGGTTACAGGTTCTTTCTCAAACGGATTACTAAATGAGCAAACTTGATTTCGGAATAAAGAATTATGGATTGGGTGTTGCTGCAATTACTTTTGTTGATAAAGAATTGCAAGCCGATAAGATTCTTGCTGATGTAATTGCAGAGATAGCAGAGCTTGAATGTCTTGTTGGAATTCCCAGTAAGAATGCAAGTAGAAAAGATGGGAATGTAAATAATGCCGAATTACTTTTCTGGCATACAAAAGGATCACCTGTTCATGGTTACCCCGCACGTCCATTGATCGAACCAGCACTGGAAGCAAGTGGAAATAAGGAAAGGATTGAAGAAGATTTGGGTGTGGTGGCAGAACTTGCAATGAAGGGTGATGCAAAGGGAGCAAAAGAATTTTTAGGTATTGCTGGGCAAGACGCTGTAAATATGATTCAGCTTTGGTTTGATGATCCACGTAATGGCTGGCAACCTGATGCACCTGCAACCATAAAGAGAAAAGGATCAGAGGAAGTTTTGCGGGATACGCATGAAATGCAGAAGGCAATCACGTATGTTATCACAGGTGCAGAATAAATGATCAACATGAGTGAAATTATAAAATCCCCTGAGTTTGCACAGTCCTTTACAGTGATGCGTTCTAAGGGAGAATTTGTTAATGGTAGATGGACAGAAGATACACCAACATCAATTGCAATGTATGGTGTAATTCTTCCAGTACAGGGGGTTGATTTAATACAAGCAGCAGAAGCAGATAGGACAAAAGGTTTGTTAGAATTTTTTAGTACACAGCCAATGTACATTACAAGACGGGAAACATCCACAATGGAAGCGGGAACGTCTGATACAATAGTTTGGCATGGCAGCACTTATAGAATACATAATATAAAAGATTATTCGGATTTTGGATTTTATTCAGCAATAGCAACACGGACGGATGGTGATTAGTGGCTGATACAGTATTAACGATGGTTCAGTTTGAAGATTTAATACAAGCAGTCACTGTTGATATACTTGGCTGGGCTGATTTATCACCATCAAAAAATAATGATGTGCGGATCGGTTGGTTGAACGCACCAGCTTTTAAGAGAAGTGAAAATATTGTTTTTCTAAAAGGGACAGAGCAGGAAGGGCAGTATAATAAACAAAGGGACGTGATCAGTGTTGATCGTGTGGTTTCAGTATCACCACCTATATCAATGGTCACGCAACGAACAGGATACACACGAATAATGCAAGTTGATTATCTTATATATGGAAGCGACTCCTATGAAAATGCACAGGCAATAAGAGATGGTATGTTTTCTCCAGATATTCGGTATAGATTAGCGAATCAAAATCTTTATTTGATTCCTAATATGGAAGCACCAAAAAGATCACCAGAATTATTTGCAACACAATGGTGGGAGAGAACGGATTTAACAATAAGTTTTAATGAATTGGTAATAAGAGAGCCAGAAGTAAATCCGATAGACAGTGCAGAAGTTATCACGCAAAGTGATGTTGGTATACTTTCTGATGTAGAGATAACATCAACATTGGAATCAATAACAGAATAACGGAGGATATAATATTATGACAGCCCCAGTAAGTTTAAATTTGGACACATTGATCAACATTACGGAGTACGTTTCACCGCTTGCTGCCCCCAGAGCGACTTTTAACCAGCTTCTGGTTATTGGTACAGCAGGGGGAGCAATATTTGATGTGGGTGAACGAGTGCGTGAGTATACAGCTGCTGCTGATATGCTTGACGATGGTTTTTTAATTACCGATCCTGAGTATCTTGCAGCGTTACTTTATTTTTCACAATCACCTGCACCGACCACATTATGGGTTGGGTACAAAGCAACAGCATCACCTGTTGAATCATACGTTGAAGCAATTACAGCTTGTAGAGCAGCAAACTTCGAATGGTATGTTGGTGTATGTTTGGATGCACTAACAGCGGATCATGAAGCATGTGCTGCATGGGCAGAGGCAGCAGTACCGACAAGCATATACGCTTTTACTACTGATGAAGCTGCGGTAATAACTTCGGCAACAACAGATATCTTTTCAACATTGAAAGGACTGTCTTACAGCAGAACAATTGGACAGTACTCAACTGATGATCCTTATGCAGTTGTAGCAATCATGGGTTATGCAATGGGTGCAAACACAGGGCTGGCAAATTCTGCATATACATTAATGTTCAAAGGTGAAGTTGGAATTGCGGTAGAACAATTAACACAAACACAAGTTGGTTACATTGATGATAAGCATGGTAACGTGTATTTGTCATACGGTAACTATTATAATATTTTCCAGAAAGGTATAATGGCAAATGGGGTTGACTTCAGTGAGATTCTTCACATGGATATGCTTCGTAATGACATTCAACTTTCAATTATGGATTTGTTGTATGGAACACCGAAGATTCCGCAGACAGATGTTGGGCAGACAATGCTTTTACATGCTTGTAATATTTGTTGCCAAGCAGCGGTAAATAGAGGATTTCTTGGTGCAGGGACATGGACAGGTGTAACAGTATTGAATGTGAAGAACGGTGACATGTTACCGCTAGGTTATGTTTGTCAGTCAGCTCCATATGCAACACAATCACAGGCTGATAGGGAAGCAAATAAATCAATGCCTATTTACGTGTGTATTAAGTTAAGTGGAATTGTGAAGAGCGTTGTTATCGGAATTTATTTAAACCGTTAGTATAAAATAAAAAGATTTGGAGGATTTTAGTTATGGCTGGACAACATACAACTTATAGTTTTTTAGATATGTCTGGAGCAATAGTACACCCCAGTTATGGTGTATTTCAATTTACTGGTGAAGGAGTTGGTCAGTTAACAGTTACTATGACTACTGATAGAACTGATCATAATATTGCAGCGGATGGGACAGTAATGGTTTCAAAAATGGCTGGTAATAATGGTGGTGCTGAAATTAAGTGCCAACAAACAGGATTGCTAAATAAATATTTAGTTGGTCTTTACAATTATCTGTTAATTGCTGATACAAGTGAATGGGCACAGACTACAATGTTTATTCGTAATGCAAGTGATGGAACAAGTCATGTTCTTTCTGGTATTAGTTTCAATAAACTTCCAGATAAGGCATACGCTTCAAAAGGAGATTTGGTAGATTGGAAATTAATGGCTGCTGATGTTCAGACGTTAAATGCATAATATGTAAATTATTGGGTCAGAAAGAGCATTCGTGCTGATGAGGGTTTCAATTTTGAAAAAATAATATAATGAAGGGGGAAGAAGTATG